GTTTAGACCTGTGCCACTTGAAACAAGTGTGCCGTCTGTCTGTCCGGCGGTTACTGTGCCTTTGTATATTTTAATTTTACTGCTCAATTTAAAATCACCCCTTCCTGTAAATTTAAAAACCCCTCAGTTAGAGGGGCTTTCTTACCAGCCTTTGGGCGTGTCTCCCAAATCAATAAACCCAATATGGTCACAATCCTCGCAAATCCATATTGGGTCATAAACCTTTTTGCCATCCTTGTATCTTATGATGTCGTCAAAAATTACTCTTCGGGAATCGCAAATTCGGCAACGGAATTGTTTTTTTCTGTTTGCCATTCTTCTCTACCTACCTTTTTCTGTGCTAAACAATAAACCAAATAAGGCTCGGAAGGTTCTTTCCCAAACCTCTTAGCCCATTCTTTCCCAGCAGTTCCGGTTTCAACTACTTCCAGTCCTGCTTCTTCGTGCAGTTTGGCAAGTGATTCTTCTGTGAAATCGGCTTCATCTTTCCACTGAGCTTTTGACCTCTTTTTAGCGTTTTTATAGGCAAGGCAGTTAGAGTTGGGGACGTAGTTCAAAACATACTTTTTGCTTAATTTTGCCATAGCCTTGATAATTGCTTTTGCTTCTTTATTGTCGTAATGTCCAAGTAAGCCGGAAGAAAACACAAGTCCATACAATTTATCAGTTTTGTAATCCCTAATATCGCACTTCTCAACTTCGGGTAACTTCGGATTGATGTCAATGCCATCTGCCCCAACAGCATTTTTTAGCTCCCCTGAATATGAGCCAACCTCTAAAATAGCCTTAACCTGCAAATCACCAACATACTGCTTGAATTCTTTAATAAACTTCGGACAGTTGAAACTCAATTTGCCAACCTCCTTAAAATTTCTGCTACTGTTTTGCCACTCTCACCTCTTAGTTCAGCAGGGAATAATCCTTCGGTAAATTCAATAACCTTGCTATCAAGTCCCCTGCTAATTGCTTCGGGTATCAGTTCAAGAAGATGTTCAAAACTATTGGCATGATAACCTAAATTATCTTCATAACATTTTGCTTCAAATGCACCCTTAAATCTTTTTAGCACTCCTTCCCTTACCAGCCAATCAGGAAATATAACAGGTTTGCCCAATGCCCATGCTTCGTAAATAGTGCTTCCTGCATCGGCAATCACTACATCGGCATCTACAAGCGGTTGCATAGTTGGCATGTTATCATCTTTCCTCGCCGGATGGGGGGAATTGATAACCTCAATATCAGCAGGAAACTTGTCCAGATATTCATTAAAAGCAGGGAAACTCGATACTTCCTGAATTGCGTTATGTGTAGGCGCATAAAGAACCCTTATCTTGTCGGAAGGTGTTCTTTGGTATTCCCCGTTAAATATCGGGTCAAGTTTAGGCCAGCCGACAACGAATATCTTTTCTGCCGGGGTATTGTGCCGGATTAACTTTTCTTTAAATGCAGGCCCAGTTACGAAAACATAGTCGAACCTATTGGCATGGCCCTTTGTGCCTATCATGTAATTCTTATCGCCTATGCCGTGGCTCATAAATGCGTTAGGATGATAGCCCTGTGAACGGATAAACCAACAAAAGTTTAATGCTCCCTTAACCCCGTTTTTTGGTGATACCGTGCTCTCCGGCAAATGTTTGCGGATGGGGTTAATCAAACTATCTAAAACATTTTGATAGGCAGTAACCTCTCTCACAAAATTAATTTGCATCGTACAAATACCTCGCTCTTTCGTAATCTTCGGGGGTATCTATCTCTACAGCATCGGAAGTTTCAACTGCCTGCATGGGATGATACTTCAAATGCACATTAAGAGCGTCTTCATAATACAATTTCCACGGATCAGCTAAAAGATGACCGCAATCACGTAACGCCTTGATTAACGGTTTCCTGAACAGATAAACACCGATAGATTCTGTTTTGCTGCCGGTAATATGCTTGCCTATCTCTCGCACATTATTTGAACCGTCTAATTCTACCTTTACCTCTTCCTCGGTCGGGTCTACTGGCTGAACGGCACATCCACTATAATCAACTTCAAGCATTTTCGGCAGTAAATCTTCTCTGAAAATAACATCGCCATTGATAACAAGAGTATCCATAGGGGAGCCTGAAATAGCAAAAAGCAAAGATATAAGAGTGTTTGATTGTTTCCATACCGGATTCATCACAAACTCTTTCCATCCAACATGCTCAACCAGTGTTTTATGTTTATATCCTACAACGACAAGAGGAACAGAATGAACTTTTTCTAACAACCGCAACTGCCGCTTAATTAATGTTTCTCCACCAATTTCAAGCATACATTTTGGGTTATCGGTAACACTCTTTAACCTCTTGCCCTCACCGGCAGCAAGAATTATTGCCCTCATAATTAACCCCCAAACCCTTGAATTAATCTTCTCCAACGTTCTCGCCATAATGAAATATCAAAACATTGTTTTGCTATCTCCCGGTTTCTTTCGCCCATTACCTGCCTTACATCTTCGTTTTTGGCAAGGAAGTCTATGCACTCCCCTAAGCCGCCATAGTGAGGATCATAAATCAAGGCATTGTAGTTGGGAATAACGGCATCACCTAAACCGCCTACTGGGGTAGTAACAACGGGCAGGCCACAGGACATACTCTCCAAGAGGCTCAAACTAAGCCCCTCACATGCCCTTGTCGGCACTACCGATATATCTGCCTGCTGGTAAACTTCGGGCATTTCTTCCATTGGTTTCCAGATGAATTTGATGTTCTTTTTCGTATTGCCCCAGGCACTTGTGGATTGTTCTATTCTCTCATCCCCTGCTTGTCCTACTGCAAGGTATTGATAGTCAGGGTATTGTTGACTCGCCTTGATTAAATCGTTACAACCCCTTAAAATAGTCAATCTCCGGGGATAGAGGACGTTAATACCTTCCCATGTTTTTTCTTTGGCCGGGGTGAAGGCTTCAGTGTCAACGAAGTTATAAATAATATTGATTTTCCGTTCTGCACCGGGTTGTATAGCTGCTATTACTTTTCTTACATTGCTATCTACTGCTACACAAACGTCAGGTTCGGTAAAACCAAATAACTGTTTCCGCATGAATTCTGCCTTATCTTCGGGTCTGGCATTGGCAATATAATGAGCATGATAATCCCAAAATATGCCATGAGAGATTGAAATTGAATTATTAGGCACAAACGGGTAGCAGAGGAACGTGGCAAAAAAGATAACAAGGTCATAGTGTATCGCCACTTCGTTAAAAATCATGTTCAACCTCGGGTTAGTGCTTTGTGTCCAGTAATCTTCTGTTCCCGAAAGACAAATAACAGGAATCCCCCTGAAATCTTTCTTGATATTGCCGGATTGAACTTTTGCTCTTTTGCCGTCAATGATGGTCGTTTGGGGAAGGGATTGGTAAACATCTACTTCATGATTCATGCTTTGAAAGAGCTTACATAACTGATACAGATACACCTCCGCCCCGCCCCATATAATGCGATCTTTGCCTGTTATCTCGCTGCACTCCTGAAAAAGCAGACTGGTAAGTATTGCTATTTTCATATTTGCGCCTCCTAAATTTTTTGCCCCCTAAAATTAATGCAGCAGAAAAGCCCCTGAAGCGGAGGCGTACTCCAAGGGCTTTTTAGGTCTGCTGCAAAAGTTTAGACTATTCCTACTTTGCCTTTGCCATATATGCAGGCTTGTTAGTCTGCACCCCTGCCAGTAAACCTAAAAATGGTAGGGTTAATTCGGGAATGTTAAAATTTTTGTATGCCAAAAGCATCGAAACTACCATGTCATCATGTTTATGACTAGAAGCTGAATACTGAACATTCCCGCCCTTTGTAAACTTGTATTGGTAGTCCTTCAACTCAGCAATTAATGCCGGGAAATTGGGGTAAGAAATCAACTTCTGCTCCATCAGCATAGCCAAGTGATTGACCATTCTTTCTTTTTCCTGATTCGTGAAGAATACAGGCTCAACGTCAAGCCCCCTCTGTATCAATGCTTCAGGCAATGCTTCGCCTAAGCCTGTTCTGTCCATAACCACAGGGGCATGGTTATAACGCCTTGACAAAATGGCTATTTCATCCATTTGCCTTGTCCAAGGCACTCCCGTCCATTGCTGGACATACACACATTCGCCCTTGCTGTTTCTTACCGCAACGCCGGAAAAGTCAACGCTTCGGGCAGGGTCATAGCCTATGACGTACTGCTCACCGGGTTCGGGTTCGCTTGAACCGTTAAAGGTGGCACAATCGTCAACATTGGGGAAAACAGCGTTTGCATCCGAAATAAATTCGGCCATTATTTCTTGGCGATAAATTCTTTCTGGATAACGTTTCTTAATACTGTCAAGATATTTTTTATCTTTGCGGGTAAGATAAGGGTTTGTCCAACTGCTGAATTGCCAGCTTTCCCAGTTTTCGTCATACAAGGGGTCGCCTTTTTGCCCCCAGCGGAACATTGTGTGGTAGAAAGTACGTCCCCTAGGTGTGCTGTTTATAATGGCAACTCCACCTTTACCGCCTGGACCCCTGCCGGGTGACATTAAACGAGTTTCAAGGTTTGTCCATACTTCGTCTAATCTCGGTATCCTTGCGGCTTCGGTAATCCATACTAAATCCAAGCCGACACCAACAAGCATATCTGGATCGTCTGCGCTTCTTACCTCTATTAAGCCACCGCCTAAAGTTTCGATCATCTGGTCGGATTCCCATTTTTGGATAATCCATTCACGGGGGAAATATGCTTTTAGCTCCATCCATACCTGCCTTGACATTTTATAGACAGGAGCAATAATCCAAGCATGGACGGTAGGGACTAATTCCGGGCCTCTATCCTCTGATAGCATTTCAGAGAATTTCTGTATGAATTCCATGACGGAACAACGGTCTTTTCCCCATCTTGAGCCTGCGCAGATCAATTTAAACCTTGCATTGCTTTCATGGATAAGTTTCTGTTTTTCGTGAGGTTCATACGTTATTGTAGCCTTGCTTACATGGGTTGTCCCCTTCGCGGTTTTCCCAAGTTTAGACAATCTGCATTTCCCGCAGGTCTTGAATTTGGTAAAGCATTTGCGCTCGGGAACCCAAACCTGATTAAACGCTTCCCCGCATTGTTCACAAACAGAAATAGCCCCGGCGAGGGACTGATCTTTGCGGATTCTATTCGCTTTTCTTTCGTGCCTGCTACTGAATTGTTCTGCCAATAAACATCACCTGCAATTTTCTATGCTCAACTGTTGCACATGTTCAGCTACCCTTTTCTTTGCTATTTCGTTAGGTTTGACACTCCCCATGACTAAAGTCAGGGGATTCTTGGGTCGTTAACGCCCTCATCCATTTCTGGTTCGGACAACGCCCAAGTTAAGGGTGGCGAATCACCCTGCATTAAACCTCGCACAGTTAAGGGTGGCGAATCACCCTGCATTAAACCTCGCACAGTTAAGGGTGGCGAATCACCCTGCATTACTATCTGTGGTTAAGATTGGTTATTCCATATACATACTGGTTTTTTCAGTATTGGTAGCTTATTAGTTTTCTTATATTTTCTGTAATATTTACTCGCTTGTCTCAACGCTGACACCTGCTTGACTGCCATCACTTCCTTTAAATACAACACGGAATTGAGTACGTTTTCCGCCATCATTTCTCTTGAGTCTTTCCTCGTCGAAGGAAAGTAGCTGCTCCCTCTTGTCAAGCGTAATGCCAAGAGAAATCATAATCGCCTGTAAATCCTTGCCTTTTCCTTCCTCAAGCATACGGTCAAGGAATTTCTCAAGTTTATCTTCTTCAAGCAGTTTGTCAACAAATTTGGCTGTAATCTGGTCTATCCTATCAATGTAAACAAGGTCTTTCATCCTCGCTTCAAGTGCCTTCTTCTCCCTGTGGAGCGCAAGGACATCCTTCTGTTCTTCAAGTTCAGCTATTACCTGCTCTTTCAATTCAGCAGGGACAAGATCGGTAGATTCTACATTTTCGACAATCGTTTCTATAACTTCAGGGTCTTTTTTGTTTTTTCTATTAAGTTTGGTAGTGCTACTTTTTTTCGCCATATAACACACCCCTAGATACTACAATGTATATCTTTTCGAGTGCCATCTAAACGTAGCCTTGGGCTTCCCAAACTTGTAGGATGATAGCCCTGTCTGATGGCATAACCTTCCCATTCCATAAATGAGCCTGTAGATGTAAAAACCTGTTTCTGGTAACGCAAGGTCTTTGTCCTTGTGTCGGGAACAACGATTCTTCTGGGGAACATAAACTTAGAATGAGTATGAGAAGCAATATAAAAATCGCATACTACAGAACGTGCCATATCCTCTACTGCATTGACCTTCCCGCCCATTTTTCTTGAACCTGTATAACCATGAAGCATAAAGCCGGTATAAGTAAGCCTGTTTCTCCTGCCCTTTGCACGGTCATAGCCAACATTCAAAAATAAAAAAACCCCATTTGGGTCATAAATACTTTTCTCTTTGGTATGCAAGCCTAACAACTTGCACAAAGTTTTACCTATAAATTCATCCGTTCTCCTCGCTGTCCTGAGTTCATGATTTCCTTCAAGCCAAGCTAAAATCTTCCCATTCTCAGCAAGAGGTCTTAGAAGCTCTTCTGCCAATTCTTTCTGCTCTTCCGGTCGCATAGTGCCGTAAGTATCGCCTATGCTTTCAGAAATAGCATTATCCACAACATCGCCGTTAATAATACAATAAGCATTAGGTCTGTCTAAAATCCACTGCCGGTAACCCTCAAATTTCTTCTGGTCGAAGTCTGCTCCAATATGCAAATCAGACAAAGGAATCAGGTAGATTGATTCTGTATCTTCACCTAAATCGTGGAATACGGTTTTTAGGCGTGGCGGTAAATCAGCCATGTAATGCCCCCCTTTGGAAAAATAGAATGGGCAGTTGTCAAGACTGCCCAATGTTAAAAGAAAGTAAAGAAAAGAAAAGGAAATAAAGAAAGGAAACCATGCACGGCGAGTGTTCGTGCCTATATGTTGAATGTATTTGGTGGAGATGGCCGGAATTGCACCGGCTTCCATGCCTTTGCACTTCGGCTTTTCAGCATGTCGAAACTATTCTCATCCCCATAAGAGAGGGCCGGACGTATCCAGTCCCTTAGAGATTTGAACCTCTCCACCTTACGTTTCACTTAGAAGGTGGAGATTCTCGTTTCATCAGCCTCGTAACCTACTACCTCCACGAGCCTCTTATATTCGGGTCGTTCCAACCCTATTTTATTATAAAGCCACAAACTTATATCCTACTCCTTAATCATCAATAAGCCATTTTTCATTGTCCCAATATTCACCGTCATAACCCAAAACCTCAATTTCAGCCGATCCTTCAGGGGTTCTGATGGTGAATACATCCCCCTTTTTCTTGTCTATAAGGGCTTGTCCTACAGGGGATTCCGGGGTAACAATATCGCCGCCTATTTCATCAATTAACCTTAACTGCATAATTGCACCATTATATTTGATTTTGACAAGATCGCCAATTTTGATTGACATTGATAATGCCTCCTGTTATTTTTCTACCCTTTCCGACAACTTATCTATACTTGATGTGCCCATTCTTTTCTCTAATCGTTTAAGCTGTATAAAGTTTTGCGTTACCCTGATAACCTGCGTTGCTACCAAAACCGTTACCATAATCGTTAAATAAATATCCATAGAATCGCCTCCCCCGAATTAGATAATTTTATATGAAAAATAAATTATTCCATTTTGCCCAGGTATCTTACGTTTGCCTAGGCATTTTATGTTGTTATTCAAGAAAATCTGAACTTTGATCATCGTTATTGCTATAATCATAATCAAACCCAAACGGACCATGCTTGCAGCTTCTAACATACATTGCATAACGATCCCTTTCAATCGCCCTTTGCCTTCGTTCTATTTCCAATCTTCTTGCTTTTCCTGCATTGATTCTTGCTAATATCTCCTGTTTTGCCGCCAACAATATCACTCCCAACCCTTAGCCCAGTCACCATTTTCATTTAATTTCATTAACGGATGAGGAATATCACGTATTAAAACTGTATGATTATCACTCCTGCTTGAACAATATTCATGCACTTCAAGCTCCATAAGGGCTTGTCTCTTTTCTTCTTCGGGGAGAAAGTTGATTTTTTTCAAAATCCTGTCACGAAAACTTAATCTTTTTTTCTTCTTTTTCCCCATCACGTCACAACCCTTCGAGAACCACTTTGTTCCGCATATTCGAGAACATCCTTAAGCAAGCCAACAGGTTTTTCTTTTCTTGTTACCCATCGGAAACGGTTGTTGTTCAAGTAGGGACACTTCTTTTTGCCATACAATGGATCGTTTTCACGCAACCAATCTTCTGCTTTATCATTTTTAATCCTCAATGCATCGCCTCCTTGAAATAGTCCCCTTCAGTTAATACGTAACTTCGAGGGGTAAAAAGTAACCATTCTATCTTTTCCGATACAATTTTCCAGCTAATAATGCTTTTTGAATATTTTTAACGCCCCTCTTTAAATGGACATGGACTGCCTCTCTCGTAACATCCAACTCCCCTCCCACTTCCCATTCCCTGTAACCGTTCAGATAAACCCCAATTATACATTGCCTTTGCCTATCGGTTAAAACTTTGGGATGGTATAAGGCTGTATTCAGGTCAATCCATATACAAAGTGCCACATAATTGCTTTTCCACATAGCAAGAGACTGTAAATTGTAATAACTTTTAAGTAAACGAATTACGGTTTTTTTCCGATAATAGTGAGTTCCAAAAAGCATTTCATGGTTAATAATTTGTCTCGGCCTTTTAGCCAATAAGTCCATTCCTCCTTTCCGCATACTTACCACAAGCATCATCTATCTTGAAAATCAATTTCCTATCATCACTAAAATATGGACACTCCCCGTAATGTTTCCACATATACAAAGGGTCATCCCATCCATAACAATATCCTTCAACTATCCTTGTGCAACCCGCTTCCTTGCATATCGCTATACCTTTTTTGTAATTGCCATTTTTCTTGACAAGCAAGGATTTGTCTGCTCTTGCAGTTGCTAATTCACCCACAGGGTCGGCATGTCCGTTAATCGTCATAGCTTGTCCACTCCTTCCCGGTTCTTAGCTTGTAAAAAGCTCGGGCAAGAGCATCGGACCACCCATAATCTGAAATAGTCCGAATCACCTCTTTTTTGTCCTTGTGTAAAACACAATGCCACCACCTATTTTTATAGAGCCTCACATTCCAGCCTTCTTTTCTGATTTCAGAGACCAGTTCGGGCATGGTATTTAAGTCCTTGGAGTAATAATCAACTGGAATCTTCCCATCAAGTTTATAAGTAGTACTCCTCTTCCCGATAATTACTGTTTTAGTAAGTTTAGCTCCATCTACCATAATGTAAGGCTCCAGCTCATCAAAAGGTTTTTGCCAATACACATCATACCCAAGCAACTCCGCAACCGCCGCGTCAAGTTTTCTGCTCATAAGCTTGTCCACTCTCCTTAAAACGGAATATCTTCAAAATCATCTACCGGAAGCCTGTCAACATGTGATATTTTGTTTTGGCAGAAGTGAATTATTCTTTCCGAAGTTTTCTTATCAAAAACAACAAGAGTATCTTCCATTGGAGTATCATTATGAATAACTCTCACAGCAATATGTCCCCAATCGTTATAACTGACCTGCACTTTCCAGCCACTTATATATCTTTTTTGGTTTCTTACCCCTTCTTTACGCTCGATAATCTCTATCATTGGTTTTCTTCCTCCTTTTCTCTTGGGATTCGCAAAATATTTCTAATCCGAACCAGCATTTCCGAAACTTCTTTCTCACTCTGTTTCACCTTACTCAATTCCTTCTGCAATTCCTCACGCTTAAAATGAAGTTTCCTTTGTTCGTCAATTAGTTCAGTTTTCCACTTGATTATTAGCTCCCTGATTCTGACTGCCTTATGGAATCCTGTTTCCTCTAAAGCAATATCCACAACATCTAAAGGCATGTCCAATTTTTCAGCAAGCACTTCCGGCTTGTAGAGTGTCCAATTTGCACTTTTGGGAAAATAAGCGTTCCCTCTCGGCACTATTTCAAGTTTGGCGGGTATCATTTTTTATCTTTCCCCCTTGCTTTCTTGAATTCGCTCCTGATAAACTTGCTTATATTCTTAATTTCAGACAGCAATTCGCTTATAGTGGCAGCGTCAACAGCCCTGATTTTGTGTTCAAACAATGATTCAAGGCAGGATTCCATTGTAGAGAAGTAGCCAATGGGAGAATAATATTCTTCACCGGCGTTTTTACTTTTCTTGCCCCGGATTTTCCTTTCGTTTAGGACAATATTCATCTCATCACTTGTGATTAAGTAATTCCCGATTGGTATTTTTATCGGTAAAATCATGCTCCTTTCCCGATAAAATCAATATTTGACACTGTTTCCGTTTGACTTGTCCTTCCTGTAGAAGCCCGAACAAGCCCCCAAAGAAGTGCGGGTAATACATTTATATTAGTTTGCAATTTAAACGCCTCTATCAGCCTTGTATTAGCTTCTACAAGCTATTTTTTGGTGTTGCTACACGGCAACAGGGAAGGAAAAAAATATTTTAGTTTTTACTATGGTTATTCTATCCGCATAAATTCGTACACCCAAACCCAAGTTCATGGTTTCACCTCCGGGAACTCTGCCCATTGTTTCCCCTCCAATTCTGGCAATGCAACCTTTTGGCCATTTACTATCTTTTGCTTGTAAAAGAAAGGGACATCTGCGCCTACACATTGGTCTTT